AAGAGCTGAAGCGGGTTACCGACGAACGGGACATATTAAAAAAAGCCGTTGTAGATTCAATCTGTCAATGCAACACCTATTGCTGGCCTGTCCGACTGCTTTGTCGGGTGCTGGATGTGCATCCGAGTAGTTTTTACGCCTGGCTTCTTCGTATAGCAGACTATTGTGCCCGATATAATAAGTAGATACTTACTTATTTTTCTGAAAGAATATTTTCATCTGTTAGTCAGGAGTTGCTATGAAAGAAGAATTTCAGAAGTTAGTCTGCGACATCATCGACAAATCCGGCGTAGAAATTGATACAGAAGAGCGCCAGAAGATTATCGACGAGGCGATCCAAACTGCACTGGAGCATATCGCCACGTCCGTGAGCACCGTACCTCTTTCGGAAGGCTCGAAATACATGCAGGTCTGGGTTCGTTTTGGAGAGTCCCCGGAGTTGTCAGGTGTTAAGCAGAAACGCGCGGCACTTGTGGCGTTCTCTCGCGAGATGAAAGACGCAACGGTCGAAGTGAGTATCGGTGCATGGTACGACGGTCGCATTGTCTACACTAATCAGACTGTCTACACCAATCAGACTGTGTGCGATGAAGGTGAATGAACCGCCCCGGGTTTCCTGGAGAGTGTTTTATCTGTGAACTCAGGCTGCCAGATCATCGTTTCCGATGGAAGCATAATAAGCTTTTTCTGCTTCTGCCGGAGGAGTATGGCCCAGCCTTCCCAGCAATCGTCGATTGTTATACCAGTCCACCCACGTTAGTGTGGCCAGTTCCACTTCTGCACGGTTTTTCCAGCTCTTACGGTGTATTACCTCCGCTTTGTAAAGACCATTGATGCTCTCAGCCATCGCGTTGTCATACGAGTCGCCTGTACTCCCTGTTGATGCCAGTAATCCGGCTTCTTTTAGTCGCTCCGTATAGGCCAGTGACACATACTGAGAGCCTTTATCGCTGTGATGGATGGTGCCAGACGGACGACGGGCCCACAACGCCTGCTCCAGCGCATCCAGCACGAATGTCGTTTCCATAGACGATGAGACCCGCCACCCCACGATGTATCCGGCAAACACATCAATGATAAACGCCACATAGACGAAGCCCTGCCATGTGCTGACGTAAGTAAAATCAGCCACCCACAGCTGGTCAGGTCGTTCTGCCACGAACTGACGGTTTACGCGGTCGCCTGCGGCAACGGCTTTCCGGCTGATGGTCGTACGGACCTTTTTACCCCGGAGAACACCGGCAAGTCCCATAACCGCCATGAGACGTGCCACTGTACATCTGGCCACCCTGATTCCTTCCCGTAACAACTGACGCCAGACTTTACGCACACCGTACACCTGATGATTTTCATCGTATACGCGCTGTATCTCTCTCTTCAGCCAGTCGTCGTGCTGCGCACGGGCACTGCGTTTATCCGGATGATGTCGCTGTTGCTGACAATGGTAATACGTTGACGGGGCAATATGCAGTTCGCTGCATACCGGTCCGACCCCGTACTGCTCACGCAGCTTATCCAGCAGTGGCATCATTTTTTCCAGAGGCGGTCGAACTCCGCCTTCGCAAAATAAGCGGAAGCCTGGCGAAGGATATCGTTACTGCGGCGCAGTTCACGATTTTCACGTTCCAGCTCTTTCAGACGCTGACGTTCAGCGCTGGTGAGCCCACCATCACCGCCCCCGGTATCCCGCTCATGCTGGCGAACCCAGACACGCAGAGTCTCCGGCGTACAGCCAATCTTTGGGGCAATGGAACAAATTGCCGCCCACTGTGAGTCATATTCATCCTGACTTTCCAGAACCATACGAATCGCCCGCTGACGGACTTCGGGGGAAAAACGAGTATTTTTAGTCATCCTGTTTACCTCTTTCTCAGGGAGTTTAGTCTCCAGGATTTCCGGGGCGGTTCAGAACGGTTTGAGGATATTGTCGACGCAACTCTTCGCACGCTCAAAGTCAGAGCTGGTGTGGCGGATGACCCGTCCATCGCGGCGTTCCTGAGTATTGTCGAACAGTCTGAAGTTACCGAGCGCGTAACAGATCTGACAACTCCACCTGGTTTGCTGGAATTGGTGGTCAGTGGCGATATCAAAAAAGCCGTTGAGCGCATTCGTGAGGTGGAATACGGCATTATCTGCGATATGTGCCGCAGCGACTTAGACCTGGTGCGCATCATTGTCGACGTGGGTCAGGCATGTGACGGAGTACTCGCCAGTTTTGCAGGGCAAGTGGCTCGTCTGGCCAACGAATTACCCATGATTAAACAAGAAGCCAAATCCTACGCCGTTCATCGTACCAACGATTTACTGGACCCATACCGGTTCGAAGCTGCTCAGGACAAAATGACTGGCTGGGCGACCTGGTAAGCCTCGATAAAACATTTAGCCCCCTCGTGGGGCTTCTTTAAACTGCGATTAATAAGTAAGTACAAGATTATGGTTAGAAGCATGTCCACAAGAACAGATTTGTCGAAAATCCCGTCTATCTCCGGAAACAACGGTTATTCGCTGCGCTGCCCGGAAGTGAAGCTCAACGGCCATGAGGCTCATTGCAGCTATACAGTCTGCCAACACACGATCCTCGCCTATAAAGAAAAACGTCTCCCGGCTACATCGTTCCAGTCCTGCGCTGCGGCTATTGCTGCTGGTAAATGTCAGGCACTGAAAATGATGGTCGAAGAGATCCGCAAAGACGAACAGCTCTACTTCATCGATATGTCTTCACTTATCAAAGAAGTGGAAGAGCAAAACGACCATGCCAGAACGCTCCCCCGGAAGCGAAACACCGCGACAATTGACAGTCTTATTCATCGCACGAAGAAAACAGAACCTGCTAAATCCGAAACCAAGCCCACCGATTCACTGGCGCCGGTCACTGACGTGTACGCGGCACTCATTGAAGAAGCAACCAAAGAAAACACATGAAAACTCCCGAGCGACCGATGGAGGTTAAACACTAATGGAAAAACTGATCGCCCTAAAGCACAAGCTGGATGCTATTAAAACGATGGGAACCAACGCCAAGAAAGAGGCGCTGGCCAATCTGGATGAATTTGAACAGAGCATGGTCTCGCTAATGCTCAATCCATTCATTCGATTCGGTGTGAAGAAGTACAAAGTGGCCGAGCCACTCGATACTTCCGTACCCAGCGACCAGAAGGTAGTAGATCTGCTGGAGAAGCTGGCAGCGCGCGAACTGACCGGGAACATCGCTATTGCTGCTGTCGAATCACTCGTTGCCTCGATGTGCGCTGACGGGCAGGACGTGTTTCGTCGCTTCCTGCTGAAAGATCCGAAAGCCGGTGTCGGCATCAGCCTGTGCAACAAGGTGTTCGAAAACCCAATTCCGAAGTTTGAGGTACAGCTGGCGTCTCCGTACAAGGAGAAAGGCGACAAATACCCATTTAAACCAAATCCAAAGGCCAAGTGGCCAATGATCGGCAGTCTCAAACTCGATGGTCTCCGGGTTATCTGCGAAGTCATCGTGGACGAGGGTGAGGTCAATTTCCTGACGCGCACCGGCAATCCGATTACGTCACTCGATCACCTTAAACCAGCCATGCTGGAGCGGGGCAGACTCTCCGGCTTCAATCACATCTTCTTCGATGGAGAGGGCACTGCAGGTACATTCAACCAGTCAGTGTCGGCGCTTCGTAAGAAGAACGTGAAAGCCATTGGTGCCGTTTACCACATTTTCGATTTCTTCTTACCGGAGTGGCGTGCTCAAGCAAAAAGCAAAGAGTACCTGAAGACCGGTATGAAGCTGAAAGAGCGCCTGGCTATGCTGGTGGCGTTGTTCCGCAACACTTGCGTGGAAGATTATGCGCAAGATATCCACCTTCATCCGTTCTACATCATCCATAGCCACGAAGATTTCATCGAACGTTTCATGAAGCGACTGGACGAGAATGAAGAGGGAGAGATGGGCAAAGATCCGGATTCAGTTTACGAGTTCAAACGTACCCGCAGCTGGTGGAAGCTGAAAGACGAGGATTCAGAAGACGGTGAAATCATCGACTTCGAGCCTGGCGATCCGGATTCTGGATTTGCGCATACGCTAGGCAAGATAGTGATTCGTCTGGAGAACGGCGTCATCGTTCGTGCCAGCGGTATCAAGCATAAATACCTGGATGAAATCTGGAACAATCAGGAGAAGTATCGTGGACGCATCGTTGAGGTTCACTGCCATGAGAAAACGCCAGATGGTAGCTTGCGTCATCCACGTCTGAAGTGGCCTAAATGTCTTCGAGATACCGAAGATCGTATTGGAGATAAAGAATGATGCTCGGCTGGATGTTTGTATTTTTAGTCGTCGGCATTGTTATCGGAAGTCTGGTTATGTCCAGCTGTATCCACGATTACGTAAAAGCCGGTGTCATGCAAAGGCGAGGTCGTATTTATCGCATAGTAGATATCACGGACACACTGAAGGAGATTAAGGATGAGCATGTTAAGTAAACGAGAGAAGGAAACCCTGCGTGAAATCAGCAAGTGGAAGGAGTTCTACGCCAACTGGAAGCCGAAGACCAGAGCCAAACTGGAGCGCATGAATCTTGTCGCCAACGTTTCTCCAAAGGGATGTATTGAGAACTATCAACTGACTGAAAAAGGTTATTTGTTGTTGCAGCAATTGACTGAGGCGGGGGCGCACTGATGATTCCATACATCATTTTATCTTTTACTGGTGGCGTGGGCCTCGGCCTCGCAATCTGCCGCGCCCTGGTCCAGCAGGAACTGCAAACCAAAACACTTCGTGTCGGTAAGCGTGTGTATCGGGTTGTTCACGAGACGGGAGTGCGAAAATGAGCAATTTGACTTCCTTCGACTGGTGGCTGGCAACCTACCTTGTGGCGGCCGGCTTCGGATTTGCCTTTTACATTGGTCAGTTAATCGTAAAGCTACTGCTGATCAGATTCGCCAGCCATAAACGCATAGACGACGGTCTGTGGCGTCTGGGGTCCCTGTTAGAGACGCATTACGGCGAACTCAAGGAAAACGAAACTATCACTATTCAAGCGAAGCGTTTTACCGCCATCATCATGAGAACTTCGGAACAAAAGGGGAGCCTGATCAAAAAGATAGCAACTAAACGCATCACAGATAGATAAGTATTTACTTACTTATCTAATATGTATAAGATCACTTTGTTTTCGTTGAGATGCGACTGTTTGAACGTTAAATATAACTGCAAACGAAGATGCATACCTGGCAGTAGCCTAAGAAGCCAAACACCAGCGAGGTCAGTTTCCAGCCTCGTCACCAAAATGGGACACACTGAGCGAGTGTGATTGCAGAACGCAGAATAGGGCATATTGCACCATCCATGCCCCATTCAATGAAGTAACAGAATGGGCGGTTGGTTTCATCATTCCATTCACCCATCCCGGTTTCAGCTGACCGTCCATTCTGTTACGTCATTTCCATTACTTATGTCGTTTATACTTGGGTTAAAAGCGGCGACGTAACCCGGCTGACTTGGTTAGTCAGCACATAACGTTGAGATCACTGATTTTTCTTAAAATCATACAGGCGATTCCACATAGCTGTAGCGACTGATCAATATGTTGGGTTGAACATTAATCGGTTCAGTGATCTCAACGTTGTGAAAGCAGGATTAATTAACCCTCTAGTGAAAACATTGTTGCCTTTATTGCCCCTGGCTTCACAACATGTATGATTCCATACATCCAATAAGATCGAAGAATCTAACGGCAATCAACCACCGAGAAAGATTCGAGATCTTCGCTCATATGAGCGAGCCACATACCTCGTCTGGCACTAACGTAAAGTGCAAGTTACGGGAAAGTTTCTGGCTGCCTGGTTGTCCATAAGCTAGTACCGCCGCGAAAATGATGGTGTAGCTCAGTGGTAGAGCGGTTGACTGTTAATCAACTGGTCGGTGGTTCGAGTCCACCCACCATCGCCAACATAGCGCTGAACGGTTTGGATTCGCCACCACCGTCCGAACGAAAGACTCCGCAAATGTCGCCAGACCGTTCAGCGCTGTGATAGACACGGCAGACGTTTTTTAACCATTGCTTCTAAGCATCGTAGCAACACTTTTTTCAGCGCAAAATCCAAAGGGGCTTCGGCCCCTTTTTGCTATCAAGTCGCATATGCAACCAACTTTTTTTAGCTTATAGTTAAGTTCAGTAGTAGAATGCTACGCTTCGTCGAGAAATGACGATTATGGAGTCTATCGTGAAATTTAAAATCCAGCATTTGCAGGCAGCAGTGGCACTGGTTCTTGCCAGTATCCAGCCGCAACCCAAAGCGGTTGCGTGTCAGCCTACGATTGTAGAACGGGTTTATGAGATGGGCGCTAGAGTCAACAAAACCGACATCAGTGATCTTACAGCTGCTCTCAATGAATTGGCTAAAGAACTGCGTTCAAGCCGCGCTGAACTTGCTCATTATGCTGACACTGACTTCTTTGCTGCTATCAAAGTAGCGGAAGAAATTAAGAATCAAACTATTCATGTAGCCGGTATCGCAGAATCTTTTGTTTTGATGTTACCTGAAAAAGACGTCATCATGTCTTACGAAAAAAACACTGTTGAGTTTGCGTTTTTTAAGGCTATTAAAATGGTCAGTATTGCGACCAAAAACTATCTCAATCTGATTGATCAGATTACACGCACTTCTGTAGTGCGTGACTCTGGTGTCAACCTTTTAGCCATGAACCATCTATTAGAGACTGGCAACAAGGCTGCGGCTAAATGGCATTAACGGCTGAATACAGTCAAGTTACGTGGGATGATTTTTTTCAGCCCACTTTTGTCGTTTACCCTGACCTAGAAAGTCAGCTCAAATCCGAGTTCATTACTTACAAATCAACTGGCGCACCATCTAATCTTCTTGGACGAGATGCGCCATTTGACTTCCCGCCGTTCGCCGTTGATGCTAATGTCCAGCATATTCACGTCAATTTGCATTTCCAGCTTACCTGGAACGCAAGGCAAGAGAACTACAACCGAACCTCAAACCACTATCTCGTTTATACCGAGCACATGTGGGATAGCGGGCGTTTTTTGCTGATGGGGCTAGTCACTCCAGCTCACGATCGTATGCCAGCAAGAGATACTAGGTTGCTCAGCTACTTCGCTGAAGTCGCAGAAGGTTTCCATTCTAGCTGAACTTTAGCGATCGTCATCTTCTTCATCATTCTTTTTCTTCTAACAAATCATTCTCATCAATCTGGCTCAGATGGCATTCCAAAGTTGGCGTTATTAGGCGCTTTTTACTATTTAGCGTTTAAGATGGTTTGTCTACATAATTTATTCAGAATTTACGTAAGCTATATAAATGATTCCATACTTGTAAGGTATGGAATCATTTTCAAAAACAGTCTATTTTACTGTTGATCATACAAAACTTAGGCCTAACATACTGTTTATAAATACAGTAAAAACAGGCTTCACTCAGTGAGTGGACTATGAAAAACACTTTTGATAAAGCACGCGCAGCAGAAAACACCTCTAGAGAAGCCATCGAGTATCTCGAACGCGCTTCCGGTTTGTCAGCAGTGTCGACCACCAATTTCGACGGTGATATGTCGTTTTCTTCCGCATTCATGTTATTCACTCGCTTATCTTTGCTGATAACGAGACGTCGACCTGAAATAGCTGTTCATTGTATTTTGATACATGTAATGCCGCATATCTGTGAAGTAAAAGTAAGTGATATTAGTAGGGTTTTAGTCAACCAGCTGGTGAACCCATTAATACTTGAGGGCAAGATCGTCCAGGGCAGACGTGTGTTCTCGCTGATGAAGCAGTTTCTCAGTTGGTGTGCATTTCAGGGCTTAATTGATACATCCCCATTGAACGATATGTCGCTTAACAGAGTAGCCGGTGGCGCGAAGCCCACGCCGCGCGAGCGCAAACTGACCGACGCAGAGGTCTGGGTCTTTTGGAATGTATGGGACTACTTCAACGTATGTGAGGGTACAAAGTGGGCGGCCAGATTATGCCTTGTAGCGGCCAGACGACCAGATGAAGTGCTCCGAGCTAAAAGATCAGAATTCAACCTCGAATATAATTTATGGAATCAAGGAACGAGGAATAAATCGGCTCGCCAGCACTCGTTACCATTAAGCCCGCTAATGCGCAAATGTGTTGAGGAGCTGATCAAATACGGAAAAGGCAGCCAGTGGCTTGTTCCTTCAAACAAGAAACAGGGTGAGGATGTGCCAATGTCTAAGGTGGCCATATCACAGGCGTTGAGAAGGATTTTAGAACGTCCAGAGTTGATGGAGCTTGAGCCATTTACTCCCCGAGATTTGCGTCGTACTGCGCGTAGTTACTTCCCCGCGTTAGGCATAAGTCAGGAGGTATCCCGCAAAATTATGAACCACAGTCTTGAGGGGATAGATCGAGTATACGATCGACACGATTATATAGACGAGATGCGAGACGCCTTAAACAGTTTTTCGGCGTACATCGCATCAATCGTAGAGAAACAGGATTTAGAGGAGATAGATCATAAGTTCAAGGGAGATCGACTCGCTACTGAGCTAATCCGTGTAAATTTCTCATAGCGACTTGATTGCCTCAACAACCCGCTCCGACGCACCACGTTGGTCACCGAAACGTCGACGGAAGGCTTCCAGAACTAGTTTTTCATCTTTAGTCAGAGGGGCTGTGCCTTCGTCGCGAAAAAACGCTAACAGCTCTGGATGACGCTCTTCCAGCACCATTAGCATCAATCGGACCGAATCGGCATCCAATGCTTTAGCCAACGCTCTGACCTTGTCGATCGGAAGCGGGATTTTGCCGCTCTTGATAAGTGAAAGATTGTTAGGGTTTTTATAGCCTGCTTCTTTCGCGATGGTCGCCTGGCTTTTCGGAGAAATCGCGATTAAAGCGTCAATGTAAGCAGCGTAGCGACTTACTTTAGCTTCTTTTGTTTCGTTGGTAGCCATAATTATCAACCTGCGTGTTTTGATTTTATTTGGTAAGTGCTTACTGATATTACATCAAAGGTTAGTGTTGTAAAGACTTATCTATTTTTTTACATAGGTTTACTGACCGCAAAAGGCTTCATTAATAGACAACTATCTAAAAAATAACTCATTTAAGAACTTAAAACTAAGTTGTATTTGATACATAAGTATTCCGTATTGATACAATAGGTAGTAGTATTGCAAGGTATTTACGTGTTCAGTTGGATGATATGAAATGAAAAAAATAACTTCTAATTTGATCGCCCTTGAGGTCGGACATACGATTTCAATTGACGATGATGGGGCAGCAGCCATACTCACTGAACTGCCAACAAAGTCTTTGTTACTTGACATGAAAGACGCAACCGCATACATCTTTGAGCTAAAGGGCAAGTGCTTCACTCTCATCAATACCGGCTGCGGTTCAGTAGCCGTCCGCACAATTTAACCCCCCCCCTCCCATCCTCTCTAGCGCCTGTACGAACAGATTAGATGCCTGTTCGTACAGTGATAAATTACGCACATCAGAAAACAAATTGTTTTAACAACAAGGGAATTCTAATGTCCAAAAAAACCACCAAAGCTGTACTGAAAGAGGTGCAGGATTTTCGCGACTGTGTAAAACGAGTTGTAGCGATGCTTTCAGGTAAACAAATACCTGTTGCAGAACGAGGCAATGAAGCATATGTCCGCTATAACCGGCGCGGCGAACCAGTGCTGGTAAACATCCCATCTATACCGGACGACGCGTCGCCAACCCTCATGAACGCAGTGCGTGGTTTTCTCGACCATGAGGTGGCCCATATTCTCTTTACTGAACCGAAAGTCGCAATGCAGATGCGCGAAAGAGGAAAGGCTCCGTCTACGGGGCTTTGGAATGCGCTGGAAGACGTTTTTATTGAACGCAGAATGGGGCAGGTCTTTAACGGAACCCGGCGTAATTTACTTGCAACACAGAGTCTGGTTATCGACAAATACTTCAGGAATAAAGTACCAGAAGCGGTTTTAGCCTGTCACGGAGACCAGCGTGAATTGTTTTTGAAATTCTTCCTTTGCCCGGTCGTCCGCGCCTGGGATGGACAAAGCCCCTTCATCGATTTTATGGAAGAACACTGGCGCCTTATCGAGAGGCCGGTAGCCTTACTAAAGGAGCATGGTATAGACGTGGCCGTTCGCAATATGTCGAACACTGAGGATTGCGTGAAGGTCGCTGCTGCTATAGCCCAAATCATGCAGGATATGAAAGACAAGCCAGAGGGCAAATTACCAGAACTTAAATCATCTGCCAGAAAGCCGTCGGAGAGCAAAGACGAGTCCGAGGAAACGCCAGAATCAGGTGACGAGCCGTCTCATGGTGACTCTGCATCTAAGCCTGCCAAAGGCGAAGGCGATGACAAGGAAGAACGAGAAGATGATGCATCAGAAGAGGAAGATTCTGGGGATTCCGATTTGCCTGATTCATTAGATAAGGACTTACCTACACACGTTAAAGATATTAGTGATACAGAAAGTAAATATACAGAAGCAGGCCACGAAGAGTCAGGAGACACCCCAGAATCCGATGCTATCGGCATGAAATCAAGTGACTCTGACACCGATGATGATGGCAGCAATGGCACTGGCGCTCCAAGACCTGGCGATGGTATTCGCGAAGATACCGATGATTCTGATGGTTATGGCTCTGGCATCGATGGTGATGGCGGTGAGGACTCCGATACTGATCGTGGGGAAACTGAAGAAGACGTCGAAGGCAAAGAAAATAAAGATGGTGCGGAAGTGCCCAAAGACAGTGAGTCTGGCTTTGTTCCTGCGCCGGATGAAATGACTCTGGAGGAGGCGCTAAAGGCGCTCGACGAGATGGAAGACGGAATCGGTGAAATGACCGAAGACGCACTGTCGGCCACCATCAGCAAAGAGCTTATGAGCGTCTCACCTTCTGATTATCGGCCAACTGGCTACCCTGTTTGCAGGGCGAATGGAGGACAAAAAGGGGTCCGCTTGGAAAACGGAAATTATCCCACGCTAAGACTATATTTTGTACAGCAGTGGAGAAGGATGAGAGACCA